CTGCCAGGATGGCGATGATATTCACCACGAATTGCACCAAACCTGACATGGCAGTCTCCTTAGGCTGTTCTGCGCCGATCCCCAACGCCCTTGTGACCAGCACCGCCAGTGAACTTTTCGGCCGCCCCGAGCAACGGGATGATGTCCATATCCACGCGAGCAACCGGCATCTTGATGTCGCCGAGCTTGTTGTTCTCGCTATCAAGCCCAACCGTGGCGGCCCATCTATGGTGACCATCAACCACGTAATTGTCGCGCGAGACGATCAGGCGTTCATCCTTCACCTTTCCCTCGCGCATTGCTTTCATCATTCCGCCGACCTTGCTGCCGTTCAGCTCATCCTGCGTTGCGCGCAAGTGACTCGCAAACTCATCCGTACTCGTAACACCGACGCCGGTCTTCTGCAGATAATCCTGGAATGCTTTTGCATCCGGCAACTGCGGCATCTTCACACGAGGGATGCCTTTGCTCTCTGCGCAGAATAAGTTCGAGCCCGACACGCTGACGTCGCACAAATTGAAATTGTGCGCTTTGGCTCCGAGCTTCTCCATCTCCTTGGCAACAGAAGCCAGCTTGCCGAGCAGGGTCGAGACCTGCCGCGGCTGGTCGAGCTTTACCTTGCGCCCCTCATACAACGCGCGCACGGCGTCATTGACGTTACTGGTCTGGATGACGCCGTTCACCACCTTGGCTTGCTTCGAATAACCCTTACCAGGATGCGTACCCTCCGCAGCTGCTCCCTCTGCAGCTCCACCTCCACCGCTACCGCTGGTCCACTTACCCTGTGGGTCGCGCAGCTCATCCGGATCGAAATCACCAAGCTTTGCACCCACCGCAGGCTTCGCAGTTTTAGGAGGCGGAGCGGCACCACCGGGCGGAGGCTGTCCACCCGGCTGACCGGGCACGTACCCGCCAGTATCCTCGGGCTCCTCGGGCTCGCTGCCGTACTCCTCAATCGCGTCATCTAGCCCAGGATAGGTGCCATCCTCGATCAGCTGATTGACCACACCCTCGCGGAACGCATCCTCATTGATGAGGCCGATGGTTGCGTAGATCTGCGTGGACTGTGCCTTGGCCAAGCCGATCTTCGACTTTTCGTCATCGTCCATCTGCCAGAGCGGCTTCCATTCGTAATGAATGTTTGGGTCGGCTCGGCCCAGAGCACTGCGCATCAGCAGCTGATCGAGCATGCCAAGACGCGGCGCAATATCGTTCTTTTGCTTGGTCCTGCAATTATCGTAGTACGTCCGCGCATCCCCCCGTCCCCCACCGGTGCTGCCACCACTCATCCCACGGCCGTACGCCTGTCCAAACAAGATGCTTACCGGAATTTCGGCAGCTCCGCTGATGACGGTCGTGAATTCGTGCATGATCATCGGCAGACCGCCGTAGTTCGTACTGATACGATCCCACTCCTCTTCCTTGTCCAAGAGCAGTGCACTGAGCACACTTTTAATTTGTACCGACGTTGTGAAGCGTTCAATCAGCTTGGCTTTATAATCGGCATTTTTGATCTTCAGCGACATCTCTGGAATCTTCACGACATCCATCTTGCCGTCATTCACCATCGCGGCGATCGACTGATAGGTTGTCGTGTAGCTCTTCATCGCATCGACAACAGTCTGCAACACGCTGTCGCCCCATCCGCCGCCCATTGGTGCAAGTCGCCAGTCCGGCAGTTCGTTTCCGGGAAGCTCCAGTACGCGACTCGGATGAATCTGCGACATACCCATGTTGGTCGGGATGGTGCTGTAATTGCGCAGCTCGGCCGCGCTCTTGTTTCTGAATGGAACAATGTTGCCGAAGAACCCAGGCTTCTTGACCGCGCCTGGAACCTGTTCAGGCTGCGCGCCAATCTGTGGCGTCGTTACGCCCGGCTCCCCCATGAACCCGAACATCGGCGTTGCCACTGTGTAGTAGGCCGGTCGTGTGTAGTACGGATCATTAACGTTGTAGATGCGCGGGCCAGCGTTCAACTCCCAGCGATGCAGCACCACCACGTATTTGAGAGAGTCCCTGCCGCACTTCTCCAGAACGAGCGGCTGACTGGCATCCATGCCATCGTCAGCACCGACAATCAGAGCAGAGCCACCATACAGCCGCGCCTTGATGATCCACTGCTTGACCTTGCGCTGCAGGTCCATCTCCTTCTCAAGCAGCTCAAGTGCCTCGATCTGCTTTTGGCTGGCCTGCCATGCGCGCCACTCGCGCGTCAGGTCATCGGCAGGCTGATCAATGATCTTCCGCGATAGCCAGTCGCCACGGTACATATTTTCCAAAGTCGCGCGGTCGAGCAGCTCCAGGATGTATTGCGCCGCAGTGGATGAATCGACGCCTTGCAGACCAAGCCCGGTTATCAGGTTCTGCAGGGTGTCCATCATGTTGGCGAAGCGGCTCACGGCGTCACCCCATTACTGCTTGGTCTCATGCAGTCCTTCAATCGCTTCACCTTCATGCAGGGATCTATCCTGATAAAACGAGCAGCAACGATCTGATACGCTCACCACCGGCCGTGCCATCTGCAACGTCATCTTGCCAGTAGGAGCCGCGATCTGCATTGCGCTCGGTGGACCGCCGTAACACAGCCGCTTGGTGATGTCTTGGCCGATCACCTCAGCAAAGAAGCACGATCCGCAACGTTTAATTCCCAAAAGCCCACCCATGCGCGGCCTCCTCTTGGTCAACGTAGTCCTGCACCGCCTTGAGCATCACATCGGCGTCGTTCTTTAATTCCACCTCTTCCCGGTTTATCGGACCATAGTGCTGGCGCAGCTTGCGCAGCACTATCGCGCAGGTCTCACAGGCGAAGGCGGGCTGATGCTTGCACATGTACTGGAACTCGGCGCCATTGCCGCTTCCGTAATTCTGCCAGCTGGAGTCGGAGCACGATACTTCCTCGCGAAAGTACTCCATGAAGCCCTGCGGGTTGTCCATCGCCTCACCAGCAATGAATGCGTCAAACAGCAGATCGAAATTGTCCGAACAGCTGTGCGCATTGTAGGAGGTCTGGAACAGCCCAGCCTCCGCAGTATCGCTTGAGACGTTGTCCGCGCTCATGTCGCGACCTTCGCAATGTCGGCCAGAGCTTTCGCGCATGCCGAGCCCCATCAGCAGCGCCCAGAGGTGCCGCAGGGTGTCGGGACCGTCCTTGGTATTGTCCATTCCAGCGTCCCTAAACTGAGTAAAGTACCACTGCAGGACGTCCTTCTCGCTGTTTCCGCTATTGGCCTTTGCCATCTCCACCGCAGGCATGTAGCCCGTCATCAGCTGTCGATAGGTGTTGGCCCAGGCCAGAGCAAAGCCCTTCACGTACCCGTCAGGCGCGCGCCCGCGATCATCCCAATCATAATCCGCGATCGCAGAGTTGATCGCGATCTCCGCGATATCCTCCTGCTGTTGCGCGGTGAGCGGTACTGGCAATCCTGGCGGCGTGTAGGGCGGCTTATGCGTATCGAGCGCAGCCCACGTCTGCTCACCAACAATGCCGTCTACTGTGAGAGCCCGAGAGCGCTGATAGTCACGCACCGCCTCGTCCGTGAGACTGCCAAAGTCGCCATCCGCATCCAGATTGCAACCCTCCAGCTCGCGGTTGAGATCAGTCTGCAGCTCAATGACGTAAACACCCTCGTCACCTTCACCCAGCACTGGCTTGTTGCTGGGTGTGGTCGGAGGCGGCTCTACCGGGATCGGAGGCACATCTATCGGCGGACGCTCGCCTGACGGCGGCCGATCAGGCGGCGTGCCTACAGCTTGTCCGGAGATCGACTCCGCGATCGCCCGACACACGGCATCAAAGTTGGCGCGAAAGGTGTTTGAATCACCGGTATGGTCGCAAAAACAGACCTCCACCAGGATACTTTTAGCTTCGGTGGAATTTAAGAATTTTAGATCACTACGATATTTTGCTCCTCTGTTGGTGAAGCCAATCGCTGCAATAGCGGCAGAGACCTTCGCGGCCAAGGCTTCCTGCGTCACATACAAAACCTCCACGCCGTGCGCAGAGCCGTCATAGGCATTGAAGTGGATAGAGATGTCCAAATCATGAGGCTGTAGATGACTGTTGTGATAATTACAAATAGTTGAGAGATTTGTACTCTGATCGTGAGAAGTGTTGTCGTGAAATGTCGTCACTTCCACTCCGCTGGCGCGCCAAAGCTCTGCTACCTTGTCAACCACCCTCCTGGCCTCGTCGACTTCGTCCAGCTGCGGCGGCACCGGAGAGCCAGACGCGCCGCGAATGTACTTTCCATGACCGCTGCTAATGACGATGCGCATAACTAAACTCCAATCGAGAAGTTTTTGCGAAGTTTATCCAGCGCCATCTCTGGCCGCTCACCATGTGCTTCATCAAAGCTCACCGGCCGTGCGTACTGCGCCCTATAGCCTCGTTCGCAATCTATGCACACGCCCCACAGCATCACAGTGCCCCTCACCACTCCATCAAATGGCGTGCCGCAATCGCGGTATCGCATGATGCCAGGAAGATCACGAAACCCTTCTCGCAGCTGATCAAGCGTGCGAAACGCATGAACGCCATGTGCCATCTTGGTGTCCATAGTCGGCTCTTTGTCCGATTCAAATGGCTCAACAGGCGACCATATCTGGTCAACTCCCAAACAAAACGACAGCAAAGTAATGGGTGCCCAGCGATAGCGCCAAACACGGTGGCCAACGACCGCAGGTTCGATTGGATCGCCTGCTCTGACCCTCGTCCAATCCATCACGGCACCGTCTCGGGTGGCTTCTCAGGCACCTTCTCTGGAATCCTTACCGGACGAACAGTTGGAAGCTCCGGTTCCGTCCGAACGACACGTCGTTCTGGTTTGCCAACATCAGCCATGCGGGTTTCTCTCATTTGATTTCGGAGCTAGCACCCAGGTCACATGGAAACCCTGGGTACCAGCTCCGCTCGCTGCCGAATACCTTGCGGCGGACCCGGCAGCAGGAGTTTCATGAATCATCCTCCAGGCACTACGCATTTAGCTAGCAGCTGCGAGACCTCGCGCTGGTACTCAAATTGGCTCTTGAGCAGGTTATCGCGAAACTCAGCGGCCCGGATCAGGGCATAGAAGATAAACGCGAGTAAGCAGGCGTTGCAGACAATCAGCGCCAGCACCGCTGGCTGGGTGCGCATCGCGTCAAAAAAGCTGCGAGCAGTCTGACCTGCTTCCTCGACTGGACCAGGGGTCATCATTCCTTCAACGGCCTCTTTCGAAAGCCTCCACCGTCTTCTGAGTCACACAGATAAACGGTGGAGGTCGTCAGCAAGCGCCGCCTAGGTTCGACACTTGCCGATAGTCTTTGGAATAGAAGCCTCCACCACTCCGGGGGGCAAAAGCGATGGAGGCTCATAGAGCGCCAATGGGTTTGAACGGCGCTCTTATTACTTGGCCGATCGTCACTTCAACTGCTGCCATTTAGTTCTCCTTTTATTTCGTCACGGGATGTGACAGTTTGAGTAGAAACATTCAGGAATTGGAGTACGGCCAAGCGGGCGAGTGCGGACATCGATATGTGACGTTTCTTCGCCAGGCGCCCAAGCACCGCATGATCCCGATTAAGGATCCATACCGTTACTGCTCGAAGCGGAGCCCTGGGATCACTATCGACCTTGTCCTTCGACCATTTGGTCATCGTCTTTTACTGATTAACGACTGGCGTATGAAAACTGTATCAGGGCATCCTAACGCAATTACCGGTTCGCTGCTACAGTATTCTCCAACCTTCGAATAGCTCACACTCATGTCCTGAAAATTTTCTCTTTTGATAACCAGCGCTTTTGTCTGCGCCCAGGCGAGTCCATCTCCGAACGCAACAAAGAACACCGGCAATTTTGGCCTCTCCGCCTCACGCCGCAACAGGTCCATCCGCGAGGCCGTGCCAGCGCCATGCTCCACCACGCATGCGATCACAGCGGGATGCGTGACATAGGCAGTAGGATCTCCGCACAGCATCGGGTTTTTAGCGAACGTCATGAGCCCGTGATTCGCAACATAGTCCACTGCCTGCAGCACATCCCTCGTAAGATAAGCATCCGGATTGTCCAACTCGATCACCGAGAATCCCATCCCTACGCACTTGCTGATTTGCATGTCGAGGTTGCGCAGCCAGCCTTTCCCATTCGGATCGATCTGGCCCTCGTTGTATTCCTGCGCGGTATCTGACCTGTCGAGGTATGGCCCGAAGTATGCGCGCTCGGCCGCGTTCTGCTCGCCGTACTTCTCGTTGAACAG